CCTTTATCGTGATGATTTTAATTTCATCGAACAAGTTACCGATTACATCAATGAAGTTTTGGATATGCAAGCAAAAGGTGATTTACCTTATGATGTTTGTTTCTTCTGGGATTCAGTTGGTTCAGTACCATGTAAGATGACATGGGAAGGTAAAGGTGGTAAACAACATACCGCAGGTGTATTGGCTGAAAAGATTAATATGGGCATTAACCAAAGAATCAACAACAGCCGTAAAGAAACATCACCATACCTAAACGGTTTGGTTGTGTGTAACTTACCATGGGTTAGACTCCCAGATTCACCAATGGGCCAACCTAAGATGAAACCAAAGGGTGGTGAAGCTATCTACCAAGCAGCTACATTAGTTTTCCGTTTTGGTAACGAAGCTGACGGTGGTATCAACAAAATTGATGCAACAAGCAAAGGTAGAAAAATCAACTTTGCAACAAGAACTAAAGTTACTGTAGACAAAAACCACATTAATGGTCTTGGTTACGCTGACTCAAAACTTATTGTAACACCACACGGATTTATTACAGATGATAAACGTGATAAAGCAGCTTTAGATGCTTACAAAAAAGATACTTTTGAGTATTGGGCTAGTAAGTTAGATGATGCTAACTTTGAGTTAGAGGAATACGAGGTTAACCAAAAAATCTCATATTCTGATGAAGATTAATAAACCAATAAGACATAGAGTTAACACAACCATTAACTCATTGCTTATAGACGGTGAATATCTACTAAAACAGGGATTTCATGGTACCAAGCAGCTCCAAGGAAAAGAGGGAAGCGTTGGTACCATATTCCACTTTATTAACACCATTAAAAGGTTTTATCAAGATTACGCAGTTACAAAGGTTGTTGTATTCTGGGAAGGTAAGGGTTCTAAAGAATATAGACAAGGTTACTATCCATACTACAAACAAAACCGTGACAATAAGGTAACAATTGATGAAAAACACGATTTGGATCGACAAAGAATCCGAATCAAACAATACCTGGAAGAATTATCAATTAGACAAGTTGAAATTGATGGTTGCGAAGCTGATGATGGTATAGCATACTATTCAATGAATTCCCCGAACGAGAATAAAATTGTTTATACTAACGATCGTGACTTACTACAACTTCTTGATGAAAACACAAAGGTTTGTTTAACAATAAAAAACGCTAAGGTTATGGTTAACATCGATAACTTTGACAGTTATTTTGACTACCACTATTCAAATGTTGGTATTATCAAAATGATTGCTGGGGATACGAGTGATAACATATCTGGTTTGCAAAATATTGGTGAGCAAAAGGTATTAAAATATTTCCCAGAAATAAAAAAACAAACTGTTAACCAGGATTGGGTTATTGATAGAACAAAAGAACTATTAATTGAAAAACCGAATGATAAAACATTAAACACGATCATTAACGGTGAAACCAAATGGGGAACATACGGGACAGATTATTTTTCGGTAATGAATAAAATAATCAACCTAAAAGAACCGCACGTTACTGAAGAGTTAAAGGAAGCTATAAGTGAAATGGTAAACGAAACTTTATCACCTGAAGGTCGTGGCGGTATCAAAAAAATCATGGAAATGATGAAAGAGGACCAATTATTAAATTTTTTACCAAAAAATGATGACGCTTTCTTTGTTTTCTGGTCAAGTTTTATTACTATTATAAAAAAGGAAGAAAATGCATACAACACAAAAAACAAATAACATGGAAGAAAAAAAAGAACAACGTAAATTTGAATTTACACTTTATCTGAACGACAACATTATTGTACAAAGATTCTTTAACATTATCGGTTTTAATAACAAAGCGATAAACTCAATGAATTTTAAATACGCAATTGATGAGAATGTTGAACTGATCCAAAGTGTTTTAAAAGACAGAGCATTAGACTTCATTACTGAGCACCAACGCCATTTTTTGGAAACACCAGATTACGAACAAAACGGTTCGAAAGATATGATGAAAATCGTGGTTAAACATGATGGTAATGTAATTGCTTACAGAGAGTGGGATGCTACAATCTACCCAGTAAAAGTTAGATACACTGTAGACATTCGTCAGCACATCTATGAGTTAATCACACGCATTCAAAAATGCTTATGCACTCCAACAAAAGAGTTAGAAACAGAATACCTTGGATACAGTTTACAAGTACAATAAAAATAAAATTAAATGGCTAACATAATAAGCAGCTTTGAAGATTTAGGCAAAGACTTTCAATTACAATTAATCAATGAAATAATTACAGACCATAAATTTGGTGAATCGATAATTGACATTATTGAACCCAAATATTTTCCATCTGAAGCTTTTCAGAAAATTGCTCACATAATTAAAAAATACCATGAAAAACACGATGTATTATTAAATTTCCCATCGTTAAGACTTGAGGTTAAAAATGAGATTCCTGTTGAGCACGAAGCTTTTAGAACGCAATTAGATGATACCATCAACGATATAGAGGATTGTAAAGTTGGTAACCTAAACACACAGAATAACGCTAAAAAATTCTGTAAATTACAATCTATACGTAGTGCTGTAAATGAAATAAAAACGAAATTAGATCGTGGTGTTATTTCGGACTATGATGAGATCGAAAAAAAGATTAAGGATGCTATTACTTTTAAGGAAGAACAAGATCCTATCTTATTATTCGATAACATAGATAAAGTATTATCTGAAGATTATAGAGACCCAATGCCAACAGGTATTCAGGGTATTGATGACTGCACAAAAGGTGGTTTGTCAAAAGGTGAAGTTGGTCTAGTTATCGCACCACTTGGTGTTGGTAAAACAACATTCCTAACAAAAGTCGCTAGTAGCGCATTCCTTAACGGAAAAACCGTATTACAAATATTTTTTGAGGATAAAGAAGAAGCTGTACAGAGAAAACACTTTTCAGCTTTAACTGGTATACCCCTTAGTGAGTTATCAGATAATAAATCTTTAATACAAAGTAAAATTAAAATTATTAAAGACCAACACAAAAATAATCTGTACTTACAAAAATTACCAGCCGATGGTGTTACAATTAATAAAATTAAAAACATCATCAAAAAAATCAATTCTAAGGGTACTAAAGTGGACATGCTTGTCTTAGACTACATTGACTGTCTTTCTATGGAGAAAGAGTTTTCAAATTCAGAAGAATGGTCAAATGAAGGTAAAATCATGCGTGCGTTTGAAAGTATGGTAGATGAGATGAATGTTGCTGGTTGGACCGCAACACAGGGTAATAGAAGTTCTACAAGTGTTGAGGTGGTTAAGACTGAAAATATGGGTGGTAACCTTAAAAAGGCACAAATCGCTCACTTTATCATGAGTATAGGTAAGACTCTTGAACAAAAAGATCAAAAGGTGGCAACAATATCAATCCTTAAAAACCGTATGGGTGATGATGGTATGATATTTAAAGATTGCTTATTTGACAATTCAAGGATTTTAATTGACACAAATGATATGCTAACTGAAAAAGGTTTTGAGACCCAAAAACAACAGCAAAGTATTGAAAGTAGAAGGAAATATCTTGAAGGGTTAAAAAAAGATAAAGAAGAAACAACAGAAATTAGTGAAGATTTAGGGTAATAATTGTATCTTTGCCCATATTTATTTAAACAAGAAAAATTAAGATTAATAAGAATTATGCAAGAAAAAATTTTACAGGAAAATCCAAACAGATTTGTTATTTTCCCCATCGAACACAACGACATTTGGGAGTTTTACAAACAACACCAGGCTGCGTTTTGGACAGCCGAAGAAGTCGATTTATCTAACGATATCAGGGATTGGCAAAATCTAACGGATAACGAGAAGTATTTCATTAAAAACATTTTATCGTTCTTTGCTTCATCGGACGGTATTGTTAATGAAAACCTTGCCGAGAATTTTTTAAAGGAAGTCCAATATCCAGAAGCCAAGTTTTTTTATGGCATGCAAATAGCAATGGAAAACATCCACAGCCTTATGTATTCTTTGTTGATTGATACCTACATATCAAACGCACAAGAAAAACTAGAAAGTTTCAGGGCATTGGAACATTTACCAGCCGTACAAAGAAAAGCTAAATGGGCTTTGGATTGGATTGAAAACGCTTCTTTTCAAGAAAGACTAGTTGCGTTTGCTGCTGTAGAGGGTATTTTCTTCTCAGGATCATTCTGTTCAATCTTTTGGTTAAAATCCAGAGGTTTGATGCAGGGGTTATGCAACGCAAACACACTTATCTTTAAAGATGAAAACTTGCAATGTGATTTCGCAATTCATTTAATCAACAACCACGTTGAGAATAAACCTTCAGAATCTAGAATCAGAGAGATTTTATTATCTGCTTTGGATATCGAAAAAGAATTTATCACAGAGTCATTACCAGTGTCACTTATTGGTATGAACTCAAATCTAATGAAACAATATTTAGAGTTTGTCACAGATGGTTTGTTGACTAAATTTGGGTGCAAAAAAGAATTTAATGTTGAACAACCTTTTAAATTCATGGAACAAATTGCCGTGGAGACAAAAGGGAACTTTTTTGAATCAAGAACCGTAGAGTATCAGAAAGCTAAACTTAACGAGAAACTTAGCTTTACTGACGATTTTTAAATTAAACTAAACAAATAAAAAAATAAAATGATCATACAAAAACGTAATGATGAGCAAACCTCATTTAACCCGTCAAAGATTTTAACTAGAATTAAAAAAGCGGCTAAAGGGTTAAAAGTTAGCTCAGACGAAATTTTTATAAAAGTAATCACTTCATTACCAAATGAGGGGGTTGTAACAACAAAAGAGATTGATAAGTTGTTGGCTGAAATAGCTGCTTCATATACTGGTAGTCATTAT